GACAATCGAGACTATTGATCGTGCTTTGTTTGATTATATTGATGATGAGTTAAATATATCTTGCACGACGAACAAGGGTTTTAATAAATTACCTTTTATCTGGACAGGCGCAGAGCGGGCTTATCAAATTAAACACAATAAAGATTTAAGAGATTCTAATGGTTTTTTAATATATCCAATAATGACTCTTGAAAGAACAGCTATTTCAAAAGATGTGTCAAAGAGAGGTGCATTTTATGCTGCGATACCCAACAGACAAGATGCTAAAGGCGGCTTGATGACGGTCGCAAGAATGATTAAACAAGATAAAACAGCAAATTTTGCCAATGCCGATTCAAAAAGACTTATAAATAATAACATAGGAAACAAACAAAACAATTTCCCAAAACATAACTCCAAAGTCGTTTATGAAACGATCACTATGCCCATTCCAATGTATTTAGAAGTACAATACACTTTAACCATCCACGCAGAATATCAACAGCAAATAAACGAAGCTCTTACAGCGCTTATGACCACCTCAGTATATGGACCGGATTATTTTAATATTTCCAAAGACGGACACCATTTTGAAGCCTTCATTGAATCAGACTATGATTTAAATAATAATGCCGCTTCGCTGATGGAGGATGCAAGAGGATATCAAACACAGGCATCTCTTAGGGTACGGGGATATATTATTGGTGGCGATAAAAACGAAGATCGCCCCAAGATTGTTAGACGAGAGAATGCGGTCGAAGTTAAGATCCCACGCGAACAGGTAATATTCGGAGACATTCCAGAAAATCTACATGTCAGCGGAAACGTGCCATTTTATCGAGAGTAGTTTTGACTTATTTGGGGCTTTCGCCTTTTGTTCAACTATTTATTAACGATAGCAAGAATATAAAATATTCATATTAATATTGTATTGAAGCAGTACAAGGAGACACTTCATAATGGCAGCTAAGTCTTTCAAGTTTATTTCACCCGGCATTTTTATTGATGAAATTGATAATTCAGAATTGCCAGCACTTCCAGAGGAAATGGGTCCAGTTATTATCGGACGCACAGAACGTGGTCCATCGATGCGACCCATCACGGTTAACGCCTTTTCGGAATTCGTTCAAATATTTGGAAACCCCATCCCAGGCGGACAGGGCGGCGATGTTTGGCGTGACGGAAACTACCTTGCTCCCACATATGCTGCATATGCTGCTCAAGCGTATTTGAAGAACAGTAACGCTGTTACAATGGTGCGTCTTGCTGGCGCTCAAAAAAGCGGACTCTCACACGGCTCTTCTGGAGAAGCAGGGTGGCAGACAGCCGCGAAGTCAAATGCCGCTAGCGAAGCCACTAATGGCGGCGCTTATGGATTGTTTGTTTTCCCATCGGCGTCCGCGTTTACGGCGGCTGGACAAGTATTGACAGGCGCTCTTGCCGCAGTCTGGTATTTAAACGAAGGCTCGCTCACCATTTCGGGATCGGCAAGAAACAGCGACGGTGCAGGAGTCGGCGGCTCTATCGTTACTGGTAGTGGCGTTATGATTAGATCTTTATCCGCCAATACACGGGTTGCGGGAACCGCACAGTCTTCCTCCGCAGCGGTTGCTAATGAATTTTATGCAATTATTAAGAACGGCGACGGTAATATTGTAAAAGAAACCGCATTTAACTTTTCTCCCTCTTCCGCGAGATACATAAGAAAAGTTTTCAACACAAACCCAACTCTTGTAAACTCAGCAATTACCAGAACGGCACAACAAAAAACTTATTTCCTTGGTGGAAGTTTTGAAAGACACTTAGGTGTCTATGCTACCGGCTCTTCAGCGGGACAATCATGGGGCGTCGTTCTGGGTCTTGATAGTGGCTCCAGTGCCGCTGCTGCTGATTTCCGTATGGGATTCCAAGCGGCACAAACTCCCTGGATTATTTCACAAGATCTTCAGTCATCTTATACCAACTACGAAATAACGAACACTAGTCGTGTTAGGAAACTGTTCAAGTTCCACACGCTTGATGCCGGTGAAGATGAGATGAAGAAACTTAAGATCTCTATTACCGACATTAAGGTTGCAACCAATGATTTTGATCCTTACGGTTCATTCAGTGTCGAAATCAGAGATGCGCGTGATAATGACAATGCACCAGTTGTGCTAGAAAGATTTAATGCCTGTAACCTTAACCCTAACTCGAACAAATATGTTTCACGAGTTATCGGAGATCAATACCTTTCATGGGATGATACCGAAAGACGACATAGATTATACGGAAATTATCTTAATGCATCACAATATGTGCGCGTTGAAGTTAATAGTGACGTAGATGCTGGCGTAACGGATCCGGCACTTCTTCCCTTCGGTTCATATGGACCCATTCGGATGAAGTCGTGGTCGTTTAATAGTGGTTCTGGATTAGCGGGCTCTGCTCTGGGCACTGCACCGGATGCCTCTGGTCAAAACGCCTGGGTTCGTGGCGGAAGCAACATCACCCAGCCAGTACCGGGACTTTCTCAAATATTCATAAACATATCAGGAAACGCCGTCGCCGCTGGAGTTGGTGATTCTTATCCACTAAATAGAGAATGGTTCACTCAGCTTAAAGCGGTATATCCGACTCTTCCATTGAGAGCAAGCGCTTCCGCTGGTGGCGTTCCTAATCCAAAGGATGCATATTTCGGAGCGGACTCCACACAGGCTTCCAATAACCGACATGATGATAGCTATGCCGATGTGTTACAAGTACTGCCATATTCTGGCGACTCCTTTACCACAGCCGCAGGCACTGAATTTTCATATCTATTTAGCCTTGATGACCTAAGTTCTTCTGCTGGAAATCTCGCCGGAACAGGTGTTGCGGTTTGGGTTTCTGGTTCCCGCGCAGCCGGAACATCTTACACGGCTCTAAGTGGTACGTATAAAGAAGTCTTAGATGAGGGATATAACAGATTTACTGTTCCACTCTATGGCGGGTTCAACGGTCTAGATATTAGAGACAAAGAACCTTTCAACAATACCGATCTCGCTGATGGAACAGATTCAACAAATTATGGTTACTATTCCGTTAAGCGAGCAATTGATACGGTTGCTGACCCAGAGGTTGCAGAATATAACTTAATGGCTGCACCCGGTATCTGGAATGAAAGCCTTACTGCCCATATGGTTGAGGTATGTGAAGCTCGGGGCGATGCGCTCGCAGTCATCGATCCTAAGACCGGCTTCTATGCCGAGACAGAAAACACAAACTCAGTGAGTTCTAACCTAGGATCTGTCGCAACAGCCGTCACAAACATGAGAAATAGAAAGATTAATTCAAGTTATGGATGTGCCTACTACCCATGGGTCCAGATTAGAGACAATATTAGTAACAGCATTCTTTGGGCACCCCCCAGTATTGTAGCGCTTGGTACATTCTCTAGCGCACAGAAGAGGAGCGAGCTTTGGTTTGCCCCCGCTGGCTTTACGAGGGGAGGTTTGACCGAAGGTTCTGCTGGATTACCAGTATTACAGACCCGCGAAAGACTAACCTCCAAGAACCGTGATGATCTCTATGAAGCAAACATTAATCCAATTGCTACATTCCCAGCAGAGGGTATTGTAATCTTTGGTCAAAAGACACTTCAGGTAACGCCTTCGGCATTAGACAGAATTAATGTGCGTCGTTTGATGATTTTTGTCAAGAAAGAGATTTCAAGAATGGCAGCTACGCTTCTATTCGATCAAAACGTGCAATCAACTTGGGATCGGTTCTTAAACAAGGTTAACCCCTTCTTGAGAAGTGTGCAGGCGAGACTTGGACTTACAGACTTTAGAGTTATTTTGGATGAAACCACAACAACTCCAGAGTTAATTGATAGAAACATTATGTACGCTAAGATTCTATTAAAACCCGCACGAGCAATTGAGTTTATTGCACTCGATTTTGTTATCACAAATACAGGTGCTAGCTTTGAAGATTAAGAATAAAAGAACTATATATTATAGAAACAGGAGAAACAAATAATGGCACAAAATTTCTGGTCATCAAAGGACTTAGAGCCAAAACGCCAGTTTAGATTTATTGTAAGCTTACAGCCCGGTGGAACCGAGTTGAGATTTGCTTGTAAAACGGCAGATCGCCCAAGTTATACAGTTGGCGAACAAGAGCACCGATTCTTCAACCACACTTTTTACTACCCAGGTAGAATGAACTGGAACACAGTTGGAATGACTCTAGTTGATGCCATTACTCCAGGTTCAACCGAAGTTCTTTATAAATATTTAGCAGACATTGGCATTCAGCAGCCCAAGGATTTTACTTCCGCGACAGTGACCACGATTACGAAACAGTCCGCTGTAAATTCGCTTGGCGATGTTAAAATCAGGGAACTTGGCACAAACGCTAAAGGCGAGACAGCTATTATAGGCGAATGGTCATTGGTCAACGCTTTTATAACCGAAGTAAATTTTGGTAGCCACTCATATGATGCAGATGAGATGGTGGAAATAAGCCTAACATTGCGATATGATTGGGCAGAATATGATGCAATACCGACAGGTAGAAAATTAGCATAATTTAATTTTAAAAATTATACTAATTACTGTATACTATAACACATACAGAGGTATAAATGGCTAGAAATAATCAAGCACGCACTGGTGTTGCGGAAGCACCAACCGATGCTGTTGAAAACGAAACTCCGGTGGAGCGCAAAGCACCACCCAAGCCGGGTGGTCTTGCATATGTCGCCCCCACAGAATTTGTAGAGCTTCCATCCGAGGGGCGCTATTACCCTCCGGGACACCCGCTATATAAGCAGGATACGGTTGAACTACGATATATG